GTTAGCGGCCGCACAAGTCGGTGCATTTGCTACCGGACGAGCTATTGACGGTTTAACTGGTCGCCGCAGTAGAGTACGAAGTTATGTACGTGCAAACGAACGTGGGCCAGGACAACCTACGCCTACAGGTCGTTCTATAACTGACGAGAAAGCGCAAGAGCAAAGAGAATTAGAAAGACTTAAACAAGCTGAAGTCGAAGAAAAAGAACTTAGGGCTAAAGAAGAAGCTGAAAATGCAAAACTTTTAGCGCAGACAATAGAGCGTCAAGGACAGGAAGGTATGCCACTGCCTGGTAATCATCCCTTAATGATCTCTTTATTTGTTCTAGGTGACCAGAATACAACTGTCGAAGATGTCCTTGAGATTGCCGAGCAATTTGTTGATAACAGCGATCCTATTATTGCAAAAGCGGCACAGGACTTAATAGCAAGTAGAACACAGAGACTTAATACAGTTGAAAATTTAAGTCCACTGATTTCTGAAATGAAAAAATCCATTAATCCAGATACACAATTTTGGATAAATAAAGAGAGGCAAATAGCAGGCGCGGCGACTAGCGTGAAGCAAGACGCACAACAAAATTTGTCGCAAAAGCAAATTAACTACAATCGTGGCATTCAAGCCAATCAAAATTTTGCAGAAGTATTAAAGGCTTCTTTAGCACAAGACGCAGAAGTATCTCCGTTAGACAAAGCTTTGATAACGAGCTCTTTAACTTTTGTACAGTCTAGTCCTATCACAAAAGACCCTGTAGCCAGAATGCAGGCTGAGTTAGAAACCTTAGCAGAAAAACAAGTGTCGCAAGAAGCAATACAAAAATACTTTTTACCTTACGTAGAACGTGTGCAAGATCAGCAAGGTAAGAGCGCGGAAGTTGAGCAAGCAGCGAAAGTCATTGTCGATCAAAATGCAGAGCAATATTTACCAGCGACAGCTATCGACAGCCCTAATGTCATAGACATTTATGAAGGCACAGAAGTGCCGCCAGCGATGAGTGGTAAACGTGAAGTTGCAACTTATCTACAGAACAGAGCATTAGAAAAGTTAGGTGGTAGAGAGCGCGATCTAACTAATGAGGCAGATCGACAAGCTATTGCCGATGATATGGCCGCTGAAGCTATCTATGAAATGAACAATGCAAACGATGCTAATTTTGAATGGTACGACTCTGTAATCGAACAGATGACTTCGATGATGGCTTTAAAACATCCAGAGCTTACTACAGATTCCGGTGCAAGAACTGCCCTGCTCGTGAACATTGCAATAACATCACAAAACCTGTCTGTACCAGAAAACTTGCGATATGGCGAAGAAGCTTATGCACATTTTGCTAAGACAGGACGCTTTATTGAAAAGAAATACGGCAGTAAAGGGCCAGCAATATTACAAAACTTTAAAAAAGCTAACGCATTATTAGATGAGTTAGGTTCGATGCAAGCATTTGAACAATTCTTATCGGAAAAGTTTAGTGTTAGAGATGTTAACAAGATACTAAAACAACATTTGAAAACAGATAAAAATGTCGTTACTGGTGAGCTGATAGATGCAGAAGTTTACGGATCAGCACTGTTTGGTCCTAAAATTGGTAATGGTTTTTACACAAATTTACGTGGCGACTTTACTCCTGTCACGATGGATATGTGGCTTATGCGAACTCTCGGACGCCTACAAGGAAAAGTGTTGGCTTACGATCCTGCTAAATTTGCAAATCAAAAGCAAACTTTTAAAAATGCTTTAGGCCGTAAAAGAATGTCTGAAGAACAAATTATTGCGAAAGCTCGAGCAGTCAAAAGTAAGCATGAAAGTGATTTCAAAAAATTTAGGGCTGATTATGATTCGGGTAAACGTAAAAAATCACCTGTAGTTTTGGCCGCAGAAAACATTGTTAAATCTTTAGACGGAACAAGAGATGCACCAGCAGGAGCAAAAGAGCGAGAAAACATAAGAGATATTGTCTTACGTGCAACTGCTAAGTTCAATCAAGATACAGGCTTGGATATACCGCCAGCATCGTTTCAAGCATTGATATGGTATCCAGAACAAGACTTATATAGTCAACTTGGTGTACAATTAAAGGACAAGAGACAAGATTATGCATCTGTAACTAAGAAATTATTAAAAGAGGAAGGCTATAATGAAAGAGACCTCGATGAAGCAATCGAAAGGGTTCGGAAGCGTCCAAAACGAAGAACAGGAGCTGTTCGACCAGGAGCAGTCTTTGTTGACGGACAAGCAAATCAAGGAACAGGCCAAAGCTCTAGCGGAGCTCTTTTACAAAACGCGGAAACAGTCCCAGAATCAAACTTCTCAATAGAGCCTGTACTTACACAGCCAAAACCACTTCCGTTTTTATTTAAACAACCAACTCTTAACCAAGTAAGTAAGGCTTTACCAGAGGCCAAAAAACTTACTGCTATGGTCATTGGCAAACCTGGCACTACTCTTGGTACTGGATTAAAGGTTCCTAGTGCTATGGAACTTGCTGATGCATTAGATATTACAATTGGTGTTTATGATTCACTTGAGCAATTTGATGCGCCTGACACTGCAACTGGTTTGTATATGGAATACAGCGATGGCACTGGATTAATTGCTATAAAAGATCGTAGTCAAGACAAATCACTACCTAATGAAGCGGCACGATATTTTGCTCAAGAAAAAACATTAATACACGAGATTTCTCACGCTCTTGAAGGTAGAGCCTTCGGAGAAGAAGCTGGTGCTGGTTCATACAGAGCTGTCGGAATGCATAGACTAGCCGCACAAGATAAGTATGGAACCATCGTTAAAAACAGCTTACGTGAAAAGGTTAGACGCGAATTTGCCTACAATTCAAAAGTAGCAAAAGAAATTGACAAAATGCAAAAAGAAGTTGAAGTCCGTGGCCCGATGGCAAATAGATTAGATGCACTGCCATTTTCTAATCGTGTGAACTTTGAGCAGTACATTAAAAGCGATGCGGAATTAGCTGTCGATCCAGTAATGAATTACTTGCGATTTCCGCAAAGATTTAAAACTAAGTATCCAGAAACCTTTAAGTTTATGCAGGGACACTTTAATAGAGCATCCTCGCCTATCAATATTTACACAAACCCACTAGCAACTATTTTGGCAGTCTTACTAGCAGGAGCTGGTGTTGCATTACGTGGTCCAGGTGAAGATGAGGAAGAAGGTGCATTAAATATGCAGAGAGGCGCATTAAGCGCATAGGAGAGCTTATGACAGTCAAAGTGAGAGCAAGTGATATTGTTGATTTTATCCCAAGAATAGAACTGATAAAAAACACAAATTTACTAAGTGATGACGAGAAGAAATTAGTACTAGAAGACCTACTACAAGATATGCCGTTAGATATGTTTAGTAGTGCTGTCGCCAACACTAAGAATATTGTGACGTCTTTAATAAAAACGGAAATGAACAATGGCACGAAAAAAATCACCGCCGAAAGAAAAAAACCCAGCAAGGGTAAATCTAGCAAGCAACCACTTCAACCACGTAACAAAAGAGCAGTTAGCTAAGTGGGGGCGAGAAAACGGCAAGAAAGGAGGCAGGCCGCGTGGTGTTCCAGACGGTTACAACAAAGAAACTATTAAACCAGCACGAGCACAAGCGAAACTTGATTCACAAAAGGTTGTAGAACTTATGAGCGATAAATTAGAGACCGAGTACGAAAAAGAGGCGTTAGGCACTGCTGTCGAGATTATGAGAACAGATGGAGGCAACCGCGAAAGGTTACAAGCCGCTAGATTAATCTTAGATTTCACACGGTCAAAGCCTGCTACAAAATCTGATGTTTCTATAAGTAGAGCTGAAGACTTTTTGACGTCTTTATTGGAGGAGAGCAATGGACTCGAAACTGAAGCAAGTAAGGAGGAGACTACTCACTGATTTTCCTTTTTACGCAAAAGCGGCCCTCAAAATAAGAACAAAAGAGGGTGAGATCAAACCCTTAGCATTAAATCCTGCACAACAAATTTTACATGACGCTGTAAAAAAACAATTAGCCGCCGAAGGCAAAATAAGAATCATTATCTTAAAAGCACGACAACAAGGTCTTAGTACTTATGTTGGTGGTTATTTATATTATTCGGTCAGTCAACGTAAAGCGTGTAAAGCAATGGTCATAACCCACCATGCAGACAGCACGAGAGCTTTGTTTGATATGACAAAGCGTTATCACGAAAACTGTCCGGCTATTCTAAAGCCGCATACAAAATATAGTTCACGTAAGGAGATAAGCTTTGACATACTTGACTCAAGCTTTGTGGTATCTACGGCAGGCGGGGATTCGGTGGCGCGAGGTGAGACGCTCAGTCACCTGCACTGTTCAGAATTGGCGTTTTGGCAGAAATCAACAGCCGCAGATAACTGGAATGGACTTACCCAGGCAATACCAAATTCACCGGGTACAGCAATATTTGTGGAAAGCACTGCGAATGGTGTCTCAAATACTTTTTATGATTTGTGGGCTGGGGCTGTCAATGGGACTAATGGTTATGTTCCTGTTTTCATACCTTGGTTTGTCGATCCTACGTATCGTCAAGCGGCTCCTAAAAACTTTGAGAGAACACCAGAAGAAATAGATTTGTGCGAAGAGTTTGGCCTTGACGATGAACAGCTCATGTTTAGGCGAGTCAAGATAGCACAAAATGGCATTGATCTTTGGAACCAGGAGTACCCTGCTACACCGGAAATAGCCTGGTTAACATCTGGTCGTCCTGTATTTGATTTAGAAAAACTAGCAAAAAATAATAAAACTACACGCGATCTAGAACAAAGATTGGCGTTAGAAGAAACTGAATGGAACACACATCACCGTGGTGAGTTATTGTTATGGCGTCCCCATGATCCAGGCGAGAGTTATGTGATCGGAGCTGACGTTGCTATGGGCATACGATCTGGTGATTACAGTGTCGCACAAGTATTAGATAGCAAAAAAAGACAAGTCGGTATGTGGCGTGGTCATGTTCATCCCGATTACTTTGCAAAAATTTTGTATCACTTAGGTGAGTTCTTTAATTTTGCTTTTATTTGTGTCGAGAATAACAGCCACGGTATTTTAACGTGTACTCGCCTGGGTAAAGATATGGCGTACCCTAATTTTTACACTGAAGTACAGCACGATAAGATTACTGATAGAGAGACCGTCAAACTTGGATTCTCTACTACTGCAAAAACAAAACCCCTTGTTATAGATCAGCTCAGAGCCGCGATACGCGATGACGAGATTGAGCTTAACGATAAAACAACAATCAGAGAAATGATGTCTTACATCGTCACTGAATCTGGAGCAATGCAGGCTGAAAATAGTTGCTTTGATGACTGTGTGATGTCTTTGGCCCTCGCTAATTATGTACATGAAGGTGCGTGGGAGCCGATAGAAAGCACAGAAAACTTTTACATTGAGATGGTATAAGTATGGTTAAACAATATGAAAAATTGTCTGACAAAGAAATTGTTGCACTCATAGATAATCAAGTTGGCTTATCTGTAGGATTCGCTGACAGTGAGCTGTCTACAGAAAGAGCAAAAGTCATGGAGTATTATAATGGTACTAAGCCAGCTCCACACCATGATGGCAACTCCAAATATGTATCGCTAGATGTATACAACGCTGTCCAATCGATGCAAGCCGCCCTACTTGAGACTTTTTCTGCTGGTAATAAAACAGTACGGTTTGCGCCACAAAACGAAGACGATGTGCCAAAAGCGAAAATTGCAACTGAGTACACCGATTACGTAGTCCATAGACAAAACGATATTTACAAAGTTATGTCCCAAGCTATCCATGATGGCTTGATAGCACGAGCTGGTATTACAAAAGTGTTTTGGGATTCAATGACAGAATCTGAGTTTGAAGAGTTTGAATCAATAACATCTGACGAGCTTGATCTACTATTAGCACAAGAAAATGTAGAGCTTGTCGACAGTACCACAGATGAACTTGGACTTGTCTCTGGCAGTATCGAGATTATTCACGATACGTCTAAGGTTTGTATTGAGAATGTGGCACCCGAAGAGTTTCTTATAGAAGCGCAAGCAAAGTCATTAGAAGACGTTAACTTTGTCGCGCACAGAACTAGTAAAACAATTACAGACTTACGGAACGAAGGTTATGACGAGGAATTAATTAGTCAAATAGGTGAGCATAATGATGTTGATATATCTACTGACACTGAAATAACCACAAGGTTTGAGGCAACTGGTAATTACAAAGGATCAAAAGATACTAATTATCAAGATCAGATTAGATCAGTTTTAGTAACAGAAGCCTATATTGAATTAGATGTCGAGGGGTCGGGAGTTGCTGAACTTTGTCGAGTAATAAAGGCAGGCAACGTCCTACTAGAAAAGGAAAAGGTCTCTCGACTACCATTCTTGGCATTTGTTCCGCTTCCGGTTCCTCACGCATTCTATGGTGTCAATTACGCTGAACGTGTGATACCTACACAAAACGCTAGAACCGTATTGACTAGGTCTATTTTAGATCACGCCGTGTTAACAAATAATCCACGCTATATGGTGCAAAAAGGCGGCCTTACGAATGCACGAGAGTTACTTGATAATCGTGTTGGTGGCATCGTCAACGTAAGTCGTCCAGATGCTATTTCACCAATGCCGCAAGCACCGCTTAACCCATTTATATTCCAAACAATTAATTTGTTAGATGAAGATAGAGAGAACAACACAGGTGTCTCTGCCCTATCCCAAGGATTAAATAAAGACGCTGTATCAAAACAAAATTCAGCCGCGCTAGTAGAACAACTTGCAACTATGTCACAGCAAAGACAAAAGGTGATTGCAAGAAACTTTGCGAGTCAATTTGTTAAGCCCTTATATCAAATGGTTTATCAGCTCGTGGCAGAAAACGAAACGCAAGAAAAGATTGTGGAGCTGGCTGGTAATTACGTGCCAATCAATCCGCAGTCATGGCGTGAGAAGCGTGATGTCGTTATTGAGCTAAACCTAGGATATGGAGAACAAGAGCGAGAGGCGGCTAAGTATTTAGCGATGCACCAACAATTTAGTAATGATCCTAATTTATCAAAAATGTACACGCCGCAAAATCAGTATGCCCTGGCCTCTAAGATATTAGATTTGTCTGGTATTAAAGAAGTATCTGCGTATCTGACTGATCCACAAAACATACCGCCTAGCCCACCAAATCCGGCAGAACAAATGCAAATGCAAATGGCGCAAAAACAGTTAGAGATTCAAGAACGTCAAACAGCTATTGCAGAGCAAAGATTACAGTTAGATGCACAAATGCAACAAGCTAAGTTTAGCCTTGATATGGATAAAGCTGAGAATCAAGCGGCTATCGCAAGCGATAACTTAGACCTTAAAGAAGAACAATTGAAACATAAGAAATTTGTCGACACGTCAGAGCTTGAACTAGCAAGACGTGCAGATGAAATAACCGCAATCGCCAGTCCGACTGGTTAAATAAAACAACTCTAAGGAGAGTGAAATGGAAGAAACACAAAACCAAGTGCCAGATGAAAAGCTTATTGAAATTGGTAACGCCGCTGAAAAACTTCTTAATGAAGATCATTTTAAGGCAATGTTACCGATGCTTGTCGATGGTGCTATAAGCCAATTTTTACAAAGTAAAGCTGATGAAGAAGAGAAGCGAACTGAAGCTTATTATTTTTATCAAGCTGTAAACAATCTTGTCGGTACACTCAACCAACAGGTCAGTGTGCGTGACAACATTCTAAACAAAGAGGAAACAACTGTAGAAGAGGACTAAGACTATGTCGGAAGATAACGTCGATAAAAACGCCACTACTACTGAAGCTGGATCATTAACTTTAGATGATGCGGCTACAGCCATTCTGAAAGATTGGGAAGACCAGGCCGAGCCTGCATCTGAAGATGAAACAGAGGCGACAGAAGAAACTACTAGTGAGACTGAGGTAGAAGATTCTGATACTGAGAGTGAAGAAGAAGTCATAGAAGAAGAAGAAATCGAAGAAGACCTTGAAGAAGAGGAAGAAGTTGAAGACGAAGAAGAAACTGAAGAGGTAGAGGAAGAAGCTGTAGAGCTGACTGACGATACTCTAGTTGATATTCAAGTTGACGGCCAAACCAAACAAGCATCTATCCGAGATTTAAAACGCTTATATGGACAAGAAGCCTCGCTCACACGAAAGTCTCAAGAAACCGCACAATCCCGAAAGGAAGCACAAGAACAACTGCAAAAAGCAGATGCATCTTTACAAGCTATGATAGCTCGTGCTCAAGAGCGATATAAGCCTTACCAAGATGTCGATATGTTGGTTGCCAGCAAAACGATGTCTAACGAAGACTTTGCCGCGCTACGAGCTGAAGCGAAAGTAGCTGAAGATGATCTTAAGTTTCTAACTGAGGAAGCCAATGGGTTTTATGGTTATCTAAAATCAGAGCAAGAGAAACGCACTAAGCAACAAGCGTCTGAAGCTGTCAAAGTATTACAAAAAGAAATACCGTCTTGGAATAATGCTTTGTACAACGACATACGTGGCTATGCTATTTCTAATGGTCTGCCGGAAGACACCGTTAACAGCATTGTCGATCCAAATGTAATTATGCTTTTACACAAAGCAAAGTTATATGATGAAACTAAAAAAGTCGCTACTGTAAAAAAGACTAAGGCCACAAAGAAAAAGGTTCTTAGAACTAAAAAAGCACCTATGACGAAAGCTAATCTCGAACAACGAAAGAAGCAAGAATATCGTGATCGGTTGCGAGAAACAGGAAGTGATCTTGAAGCTATGGCAGATGTGATTATGTCGAATTGGGAAGGTGCATAAACCCTAATTTTTCATAAGAGGAAATAAACATGGCTCAGTTAAAATCGTATGACGTTATAGGTCTTGCTGAAGACGTAAGTAACGTGATTTCTAACATTAGTCCCTCTGCAACTCCATTCTTATCAGCAATCGGTACTGAAAAAGTATCAGCTCGTAAGTTTGAGTGGTTAGAGGATTCATTAAGAGCTTCTGTAGCTAACAACGCTTTAGTTGAAGGCGCAGACGCAAGTATGACCGCTGTAGGTCAGCCCACTTTGCGAGACAATGCAACTCAAATTATTGGTGAAGCGTTCCAGGTAGCCAACACAGTAGAGGCTGTCTCAAAATACGGTAGGGGTCGTGAGGTAGCATACAATTTAGCCAAGGTGCTTAAGTCACTTAAGAGTGATTATGAAAAGTCCTGTATCGGTGTAAGCCAGGTCAAAGTAGATACTAATGGTTCTACTGCAAGAAGAATGGCTTCTATCGATCAGCAAATTACGACATCTGTCGATGCTGGAGCAAACGCAACTGATCCGCTGACTGAGGCAAAAGTACTTGACTTACATCAAGACTGTTACGAGAACGGATCAGAGCCAACAATGTTAATTGTTAAGCCTGCTGATGCTTCTATCGTGGCTTCGTTCGCCACCGCGACTGGACGGCAACGAGAAATTGATGCAAAAACACTTACCAACGTCATTGAGGTAATATTGACGCCCTTCGGCGAATTGCGAGTGATGATCTCAAGAAACATCTTGAGCACTCACGCATTCATGCTCGATCCATCTATGTTTAAGCAATGTGTATTGAGACCATTCTCTAGAACACTGCTCAGCGTGACTGGCGACTCGAGTAAACATCTGGTTATCGGGGAAATGTCAATAAAGCATATGAACTTCGGTGACTCTGGAATGATCACTGGTTTGTCATAAGCAAATCTGTAGCAAGGCTCCCCTTTACTTATGTTTCTGCTCTCCTTACTTCGGTAAGGGGGGTCTTGTCTACTTTAAGGAGAACACATGAAAAAGAAAAAAACTTTAACTGCAAGACAACAAGCAACGATGGCTAGACACTCTAAGCATCACACAAAAAAACATATGGCATCTATGACTAAAATGATGCTGGCTGGGAAAACTTTTACTCAAGCCCATAAAGACACCATGAAAAAAATTGGCAAGTAAGGAAGCACAATGAATAAAAAGTTTAATGATATTCAAGAGACTTTAATTCCTACAGATGACGAAAGAAGCTCTGTAGTAAAAAAAGAACAGCACGTTCCAAAAGATTTTTTGAAGTCATTGGAAAAACAACGCGATGATTCGTTCCACATGAAAGAGCGAGATTATATGTCGGTTGCATCTATTCCAGTGGCTGTCCATGAGCAATGGTTACGCGAAGGTTTTGACCTTATGAAAGAACCAGCTCACAAAATTGTTGCACGTTTGAAACAACAAAATTTAGACGCATTTGTAACAACTAAAAAGAAGGTATAAACATGAATAAAGGCGCATTGAGAACACAGTTTAAAAACTTGCTTAATCGCAGTGATATTACTAATGATCTTGCAGATACATTCATAGACCAGGGGATTGCACGAGTACAGAGAACTCTGAGAATACCCTCTATGGAAAAAAAGCAAAATTATATTGTCTCTGCGTCTACAACAAGTCTTCTTTTACCTAGTGATTTTTTAGAAGCAATTGATATTTATTACGATGGTAGAACATTAGAGCGTATTCCTATGAAAGAGATGCAAGAGTTAAAGAAAAATGCTCTAAATGATGCGCCATTATATTTTGCACGAGAGCAGTCTAATTTTCTTATCTACCCACATCCTAAGACTGGCAAGATTAGCTTAAATTACTACGGTCAATTTGCAGATATGACCACAGACACTGATGAAAACCAATTAGCAATAGTAGCTAGTGATTTAATTATCTATGCCGCGCTCACTTATGCCTCAGACTACTATCTCGATGAGAGAAGTCAGCTCTTTGAATCAAAATATCTAACTTACATTTCAGAAGTACAACAGCAGTCTGATGATGCTGAGTTGACTGGAACGCTACAAACGATTCGCCCTGCATACACCTATTAGGAATAAAAATGGCTAAAACATCTTTTTTCTCAAGTACTGGTACTAATCCTACTCATGTGTCTACGATACAAAGTAGTTTAGCAAGTATTGCTACAAGTGTTGCCGCAACTGAAGCGGCTTTAGATAGTTTTACTGATATTTATCTAGGGTCAAAAGCTTCAGCTCCTACAACGGATAATGACGGCGATCCTTTACAGTTAGGAATGCTTTATTTTGACACGACTACAAATGAGTTAAAGGTCTACAAAAATGTAGGCTGGCGAACTCTTGTGGCAGAAGGCAGTTTGCAAGTCTCTAATAACTTGTCTGACTTACAGAATAATACACAAGCAAGAAAAAATTTATTGTTGGAGAGCAATGATAGTTCTTTTGTTATTAAAGCAGAAAACAATACAGGAGATGCTATCAAAGTTGATGGAGCCATTAGCGGCACATCATATAAACGTGGTTCTACTGAAATATTAACGTCAGCAGGACAACTAACTAACGTAACTCTAGACGCAGGAAACTTCTAATGGCTCAAACAATTCAAATTAAACGCAGTACAGGAACTGCGGCTCCAACTAGTCTTGCAAACGGTGAATTAGCTTATTTAGTTAACACTACTAATAACGGTATAGGTCCCGCGCAAAAATTATATATTGGAAGACCTGGTGGGGGCACAGGCGACATTGACGAAATAGGTGGAAAAGATACCGTCGATAAGGCTAACAATGCTTTGTCAAAAGCTGGCGGCCAAATGACTGGCAATATAACAATGGCAGGCACAGAAACCGTAGATGGTAGAGATTTATCTGTTGACGGTGCAAAACTAGACGGTATTGAGTCTAGCGCAGATGTAACAGATGCTACGAATGTTGCGGCCGCAGGCGCATTGATGGAATCTGATGTTACAAATCTAGCGCAAGTAAAGGCTTTTGATTCTTCAGATTACGCTACAGCCGCACAAGGTACATTAGCTACTAATGCTATGCCAAAAGCAGGAGGAGCTTTTAGTGGAGATGTGTCGTTTGGCGTCAATAACAAAATTCAAATGGGAACGACCAGTTCTTCCACAAATCTTGAAATTTATACAGATAACTCTAATGCAATTATTGAAGAAAACAGGAGCGGAAATTTAGTTCTTAGAGGTACTAATTTAAGTATACAGTCGGCTGACGATACCAACTTAATACAAGCTATTACTGGTGGAGCAGTGACTCTTTACCACCAAACTTCTGATGGTTCTGGTGGATACAACGCTACACCTCGAGTCGCAACTAGCTCATCTGGTGCAACCGTATCTGGAACTCTTACTGTAACTGGTGACTTAAATATTACAGGAGATGTCAATAGTACCAATGTTACAGACTTAGATGTTACTGATAAAACTATAACAGTCGGTGTAGGACAGTTATCGGGTGCTTCGGCTAACTCTGGTTTGGTTGTTGATGGCGCAAACTCAAAATTTTTATACAACGGAACACAATTTGAAATCGATGACGGTGACGGTAATTTACATGGAGTTATACACGAAGGTAATTCTGCTACACAAACTTACACTATCGACGGCGGCACATTCTAAATTGAGGTAGTCTTACATGGCTCAAACAATCAAGATTAAAAACTCTGGCACGAGTAGCAACACGCCTAGCTCATTAGAGCATGGTGAGTTAGCGATTAATTATGCTGACGGCAAAATATTTTATAAGAACTCTAGTAACTCTATAGTTGAATTTGCAAATCTTAGCGGCTCATTCCTACCCTTATCAGGTGGGACGCTTACAGGCAACCTATCTCTAGGCGATAACGTCAAAGCTCAGTTTGGTGCGGGTAATGATTTAGAAATTTTTAGCAGTGGAAGCACAGCTTTACTCAAAGCAGGAAACGCTACCTCTGATATTCGCATTGAATCAGATAATCGAATTGTTATTGCTGACAGAGGGTTTAACGAAGCATTTGCAGTATTTAACGATGATAGTGACGTTAAATTGTATCATAACGGCTTACAAAAACTAGCCACCACCTCCACAGGTATAGACGTAACAGGATCAGTTAAAGGTGATGGGCTTACTGTAGATAACGCTGAAGATTATAGAAAAATAAATATACAAACAAGTGTTGCCGCAATAACTGATATTAGTATAGACGATGGATCTTCTTTGTTTACTACAAGTGGGACAGGTTCAGGGTTTTTTGCTAACGATGGTGCTTTAGGAATTGCCGCAAGAAATCAAGTTACGGCTAACTCTGACATAGGACTATTTACAAAGTCTACGCAAAGAATGCTTATTGCGGATGGCGGTGACATCAGCTTTTATAATGGTTCGGGAAATCAAGGCTTGTTTTTCGATAGTTCTACCTCGCGACTAGGGTTGGGCGTTACGAATCCCGCTACTGATTTGCATATCAAAAACACAGGTGCAACTCAACTGCTTTTAGAGTCTGGTAATACAGATACAGGGTTTTTATTGTTTGGTGATGCACAAGACTTAAACATCGGCTCTATAAGTTACAATCATTCAAACAACTCTATGAGTTTTGAAACTGATGATGCTACTAGACTAACCATCAACGCAGATGGCTCATCAGTCTTCTCAGGTAGCGTGACAAGCACGGGGCAAATTAATGCAGGGACTAACCTTGTAGCAGGGACATCAGTCTACAGCGGCAATGGTGTTTATTACGGCTCAACTACGCTTGCTTTAAAAAACAATACAAGCGGTAACTTTTTAAGTTTTGCGGCTAACGCAGACGCCAGTTTCTCAGGTAGCGTGACAAGCACAGGGCTTACTGTAAATGGTAATTCAATAATCTCAGGAAACCTTGATGTTGTTGGTCAAATTGGTTCTTTTAATAGTGCATCGTCCTCATATGGAGCAATGAATTTCAGGGCATCAGAATTTATATTTAAAAACGCGGGGGGGACGGAAAAAGCAAGAATTAATAACACTGGACTAGGTATTGGTGCAACTAACGTAGGCACATTGCATGGAGCAAGTTATGGCACAACGCAACTGCATATAGATGGGAAAACCGATAGAGGTCAAATGATCATTGAGGGCGACACTCTTTCTCTTATTGCAATGTCAGATAATTCTGCAACTGCAAATTCAAGAGTATTTTTGAGCATGGTCAATGATGGTTTAATGGAATTTAGAAGCGTTAACGATGACGGCACTTCCAAAGCAACCATTATGTCAATGACTAGCGCAGGGGCAACTACATTCTCAGGCAATGTCACCTTATCAAGCACAGCACCTTTATTTTATCTTGCAAACACAACATCAGGAACTGGTAAGACTTGGAGATTTAGTTCAGCATCAAATGGTAAATTATTTATTACTGAAGACGGTGTAATAGATGCTGTAACACTTGATCACACCACAGGCAACGCCACATTCTCAGGTAGCGTTACAGTATCCAAAGGCGGCAGTACAGCGGCACATGGAGATACAGATTTACTTGTAAGACACAGTTCAGCGGCAAGCACGACAGCGCAAGCACAGATTCTTGCAGGGAACGCAGGGTATTCTAACCTTTACTTTAGTGACACTGATTCTTACAACGTGGGTGGTTTTATTTATAACCACGCTAGTAACTATTTAGCTACTAATGTAAACGGTAGTGAAAAACTGAGGGTTGACAGTCAGGGACGCGTTGCTATTGGCACACAGGTTCCCGATGCCAAGCTCTCTGTCACCAGTTCAACGATTAATAGTGAAGACATCGTTTATTTGAAATCAGGAGCAGATAATGTCAATGATTACTTGGGGATCGCATGGGAACTAGGAATTGGTGGCAATGGGCCTCATGCCGCAATTAGAGC